TCGAGAAGTCCAGCGCGCTTAAATCCGGCGTTCCCAGTTCCTTGAAGTTATGCAAGGCCTGCTTGCCCAAGCGCATGTATTCCTGCTGCAGTTCATGCTCTATGCGCTTTTCAGCTTCCAACAGTTGCTTGCTCGCGCTGTCTTCGGGGGATAACTTCTTGCGCGCTTTGCTTTCAAGCAGGGAGTCGAAGAAAGGGTTCGTGGGCAGCCTTGCCGGCCAGCCCTCCTTCCGTCGGTTCTGCTGCAGGCGTCGGCACAAAACCGTCGCCAACGTTTCCCATCATTTTTGTGGCCTGCTCGGGTGTGAGGTTGAACATCACTTCCAGCATGCCGAGTCCAGCGTCTCGCGGAAGTTGTCCGGTGGCCACTGCCATGATAATGTCCTTCGCAGCCGTGACTTGCGCGCCATCAAGTTTTTCTGCTTCGAATGCTGGCGCTTCTTCCGCAGTTGCATCAGCGTCTTCCAATACGACGGTTTCGAACCCGACCATCGTGCGACCTTCTGCGCGGTCGATCAGTCCGGCCGCGTACAGCGCCGACGCCATGGTGGCTTGCGCGGTCTTGTCCTCCTGGAATGCTTTGATGCTGGAGCAGTCGAAGCGGAACTCCAGTTCCTTCTCGCCTTGCGCTCGCAAGATGTCGCGCGTCCAGCTACTGGATATTCTGTCCCACAACGCCGCGACGGTCTCCATGTAAAATGAATCGCGCGCCTGCGCATAGTTGGAGTAGGTCGCGCGCTCCAGGCCTATCTGCGCGCCAATCAAAATCGGCGGCACCTGGAAGATCATGCAAATGCGCGACTCAGTCATGGCGTTCAGCACGGAAAAGTCTATGTCGTCGATCTTGACTGACTCGGTGTGCTTAACGCCTTTTGGCAGCAGCAGCGCGCTCCCGCGAGATTCGGTTTCTCTGCCGGTGGCCTGCGCGAGAGATTCTTTCAGTTGATCGCGTTGATCCGATGAAAGTGCTGATTCAGTCTCAAATATCTGTCCCGGCATGTTGCGGTTGCGCATCACTTCAACGGTCAGGTTTATGCGCTCTTCGTCGATCTGTATCTGCCTATGCGCAGACTGCAGCGGACTGAGATAACCATAAATTCTGGACGGATCGCGGTAGATGACGCCCGCGACGTTCTTGCTTTCTAGCTTGCGCGGTCCATCGTCCGTCTGCAGCTCAAAGCCAAGCAGCTCAATCCCGCGCGCAATCGGCTTTATGCACTGCGTTGGCACTGGGAAGAGCGACGCCGCGCCAGACTGATTCGTGTATGCATCCATCACCGCGAACGACGCGCCCGTCAAGCTGAGACGCGCCACCGTGAGCTTGATGATGTCGTCGTAGCCCATGTTGGGATTGTCGTAGAACAATCGGTCGATGGTTGCGTCTTCAACGGTTTCCCATTTACCGTTTGAATGGTGTCCGAGTTGAAGTGTGGCTTGTGCCGTTGCATTTTCTAGTTCGCGCACGCAAGCCAGCACGAGCTCGGATTTTATGTAGAGGTTGACGAGTTCCGGGTTGGTTGCCGTGCCGAAGATTTCTCCGGCGCTTTGGAAGATGCTGCTCATCGGCGTCCAACCTTCTTTGCCCCACGCAGTTATGGTCATATCAGTGTTATCCTCATGCCTTCGCTTTGACGCGCGACGTCCATGATTCCGTACCGCAGCGCGTCAACCGCATGGTCAAATGCTTTTACTGGTGCATCCTTCTCGGGACGCCATTCGTAGCTTTCCATTTCGCGAATCAGGTTCTCGCAGCATGGATCGATGGTCAACCGTGCTTTACCATCTCCTGGATCTTCGAGGTACTGCTGAACCTTCATGATTCCAGAGAACACGCTGTTGTCTGCCGGTTCAGTCGCTATGTCCGCAAGGGTGAATTCGTCGATCAAGTCCGCCGCTTCCGGGGGAATAACTGCGGTGGTAGAGCGCGGCGATTCGATCATGATCTTGACGCGCTCGATCTTGTCCCGGTTGAGCAACTTCGTCTGATAGATTTCCCTGTCCACGTGCGCGCGCCCATCGCCGTCAACGTTCAACCGCAGTGCGCAAAACGGATTGCTGTAACCTTCGTCGATGGCGATGATCGTGAACTTCCATTTCTCCTTGCGGCTGCGAACGTGTAGGTCGCGGTTCCACTTGTCGTATATGAGTCCCTCGCTGCCAACCCAAAGCCCTTCGACGAACCGCTTCTTTGCAACCCCCGTCAGCGTGTTCAAGTCGGCCAAGTAGTCGGCAGGGAGGAACGGGTTTTCTTTTGACGCGGTCGATATTGCTCTGCAGTTGCCAACAGCTTTCGCCTTGAGTGCCAGACCAAACCGCTTGGCCAAAAAGTGAGACGGCGCTCCAGGATTGCATGCGCCATAGATTTGGTTTGGAAGCCCCGCAACGTTCACGCGGATTCGTCCGCGCAGCATGGTCCAATCGTTTTCGGTGAACTCGACCGCTTCGTCGACGCCCACGCCAGTTAACTGCAGAGAACCGATCTTCGTGGGACTGTCTAAGCCGTCGTAAAGAATCTCCCCGCCGCCCTTGATCTTTATGCGCTGCTCGCTCTTGTTGTGCTCGTAAGTTCCAACGGGCAGCACTGGTTGCAAGTCGCCGTCCCGTTGGAGCAACGTATGCAGCGTGGTTTTCTTCAGCGCCACGTTCGTCTTGCGCGTCAAGAGTTCCCGCGCTCCGGGGACGCATGCGCGAATGAGGAGCTTGAAGCAAACGGCGCGGCTCTTGCCTGCACCGAACGCTCCGCTGTAAAGCACCTCTCGTTCTTGCGCCTTAATGAACTCCTCTTGCTTCGGGAGGAGCTGGTGCCTGATTTCAGCCATTTGGCTTCGCGCTTTCGAACACTACCTTGATCGCCTGCTCGCCTGCGCTGTCTCCGGCCTTCTGATCTTGGCGCTCGCGATAGGACGGATCGTGCTTCTTCATCAGGAACATCAGCAGGCTGTCCGATTTTTCTTTGTAGTAGTCGGTTATCTCTCCCTGGTATATGACGGGATGGCTCGTGCCGTGAACCGCGCGACGCCGAGCTTCCTTCTCCATGGACGCGAGCGCTTCCAATCGCGCTTCTTCTTGCGCTTCTTCGAACGCGTCTTGGAATTTGTATTCTTCGCCGCGCCACACGACCACGTCGTTGTCATGCCGTGCCTTCGTCACGCGTCCGGGGTTCGTGCCGGCCTTTGCGGCAGCTTCATAGACGCGGCCGCACGCAGCGTAAGCGTCGAGAAACTCCGACTGCCAGTGCTGCTTCGACTTGATGATTCTCCGCGACGTGGCAATACGCTTGCTGATGGCCTTTGCGGAGAGCGGCATGCGTTTCGATCCTTTTGAAAATGACTGAGAGAGGGGGCTGAAAAACGACCTCCAAAAACCGTCTCCCCATAAAATTACTACTGAAAACAATGACAAAATTTTTACGAAAAAAAAAGCGACCGGATTCACCGATCGCTCTCTTCAACTACCACTGCATCAACCCATCGCGCCGCATCGTACTTTTCTTCCAACGTTCCCAGCAATGCGTCTCTAGCCTTACGGATCATTTCTTCCGTGGTAACAAGCTCCACGCGTTGCCAGTGTTCCCATTCCCGCGCGTCAGTCGCCATCGATGCACCAGTCGTGCACGGTGCTCGTCGCCACCGCGACGCCATATATATCCTTCAACTCGCGCGCCAGTTGCTTGTAAGTTTTGTCGCTGCAGCGGCGCATGAGCTTGACTTTCATGATGAACGCAGAACTGAAGTGCCGCTTTCCAGTAACGACGGCGCGCAAGTCCTGCGTAAAATGCTTTCTACAATGCCCACAATAATATACGCCGAATCGCACCACGAAGTTCGGACTCCCGCGCACCAGCCGCGCCCGCGTGGAATGCCGCTTGCTCGCAGTGCCGCACGTGGGACACGGCAATTCTTTCTTAGAAACGTTCATGATTCCTCCTCTCCTTGTTTTGCAGCCGCAAGCATAAGAGCGTCGCAGATTCCCATGCCGTTGTTTAATGTATACTTGAAATGTACGCCGCCGCTTTGCTTTGTTTTCGGATTAGTCAAATGCAACCACCAACCATCCCGCGTGTGAGTCACTCGAATTTTAATTTTTGTTTTGCTGCTCATGCTAATCTCCTTTCGTTAGTTTGATGAGCTTTTTTACCACCGCCCATATTTGTTTTTCCCACGTGCTCCACTGCAACCAACCGCCGACCTTCTCGTGCGGCAGCACGATCACGATCGCGGTCTGCTGCGTGAGATAATTTTGCCCGCGCAGCAACAAGCCGCGTCCGCCGAACTGAATCCACACTGGTGCCCAGTCGCCTTTGTCTGGGCACGCGTCCCCGATTGCCTTCAGCGCGCGTTCCAGTTCCCGACGGTTCACGCAAACGCGCGCCGCCCCTTCGTCATCCGCAGTTGGGGCAATCCGCTTCACGGCTTCCCGCCAGTCTGGATAGTCCGCCGCGCTCTTGGGCGGCGCGCTGATCCGCTGCACGGTCGTGCGGTCCCACGTCGCGATCTCCACCTTGCGCTCGTCAAGTCCGCGCGTCAGCGCAACGTGTTGAAGTTCCATGCGCTTCTCCTTGGGCATGGCCTTCAGCACCTTCTCCACGTGCCCCAACTCCAGCACGATCCCGCGCTCGCCTGGTGTCTGCTCCACGGCATTAACTCCGCGCGGCGTCGGCACTGGCACGACCGTCGGACTCACCACCATCATTCCGCGCGGATTCCCACCCACGGTCGAGCCGTCCGCATTTAGACGCACGCCGTTGAGCGCCTGATCGTAGGGATCGCCGCTCGCCATTTGCCCAACCGTCAAGTTTGCCTTGCTGTACAGAGTCATGCGCACCCTCCAAAAATTATACCTACATGGAATAAAACGAAAACCCCCTAGTTATATACCCCTGGGGGGGTGTTTTCATCTTCTTTTTATTTCAGTTTACCCTTTTATTATATTTATATGTAAATATATAAAATAAGCCCCCCCCTAGGGGGGTATCATTAGGGGGTTTTCGCAGCGCTTTTGTCATAACTTATTGTGCCACAACAACTTAACTACGTTTTCAAAACCCCCTAATGCAGGCTCCAAAACCCCCTAATCCACCGTTTTGACCAAAATAACGTTTTTTCAAATCATCAAATTTTAGTCCTTCGAGCGCTCAAAATCGAGCGTGCAAAAAGCGCGCGATGGTCCAAAAAGCGTCAAAAATCACTCCCGGAGCAGATCGACAAGTTCTTCAATCCGGGTGATAAAGCGGCCTGCGTTGTAGTCGACGATGCCCCATTTTGCGTCTTCAGATTCGGACTCGGACGCTTCCATAGCGCTCAATTTCAGGTGCGCGTAAACCACGGGGAGGGAAAGGTTTTGGAATTGAAGTTGCCCCAAGGCTTGGATGTCAAGCGCGTCTTTCGGGGCTTTGAACCTGCCGCTGGAGCGCAGTATGGTTTGCACGCCGGACAACTTTTCCAGCGCGCGGCGCATGTCTTCGCAGCGCGGGCAGTCGCCGCTTTCGTCGTACCAGATGGTTACTTTCATGGGCGTTCGTCCTTTATGATGAACAGTTCCAAGCGCCGCACGAGCGACACTTTATTTTCCCGAATGAACCGAACGCATATGCGGCTGGGCGTTCCGCGATGCAGCATTTCCGCGTCCCAGTAGACTTCGTCTTTCAGCCATATGCGCAGCTCACCGACGTTCTTGAACTCGCGCAATTCAAACGGTTCGCCTTTGGCAAATCCCGCGTGCGCGCGCCTGAAGAAGCTTGTGCGCTGGTTAATCCACGGCAACATCAGCACCCCTTCCAGCAAGCACGCAACCGCCATGTTAAAATTCCGCAAAAAATATCTGAACATCAGTATACCTCCTTGGTATAATTTAACTCATACAATGCCCATAGCTTCGGTAATAACTAACCGCGTCGTTCCACAGCTTCCGCAACTGCTCCAACGAAGCTTGCTCCCCGGTTCCCGGGGTATCAAAGTAACAGTGCGGGCAGACGTAGCTTTTCAGTCGCACGGTTCCGACTTTCTTCAGCCGCACCACCGGGAAGCACTTGCACTTCGGGCACTGCTCCAGCGTTTCGTCTGTCGACATTTTATATCTCCTATTTAAGCTGAATATTTCTCAGCTTTTTATTTACCCTGGCCGCGCGTTCGAAATCATCTCGATACGCCTGTATCGCGCCGTATGAAATTATGAAGCTATATCCGCTGCCGGCATTTGTTCTGCCGGGTGTCGTTCGCGCCATGTTGTGCGAATCAATGACCGTGCACACAAAAGCGCGTGTTAAAGCATTATCAATTTTTTTTCCATCGCAACCGCTAGTAATCCGGCCACAAATTTCTTGCGCAACCTCTTGGTCAGCAATTTCTCCATCTATTTTTGCGTATTCGATTATTCCTTCCGCGCAAGTTCCTCCTATCCCGTGTTTTTCACTAAGCCCCCTAAACGGCCAGTCGATAACCCATAACCAATGCGTTATGGGAAATATTTCTCCCTTGGAAAATTTATCAACGTTTGACATTTGATAGCTTCCTTATTTCATCCATCGCAATCTTTTTGCAGTCGGGACAATACCCATGCGACGCGTAAATCAACTTGAGATATGCACTCCAAGTACCATCAGGCTGTTTGATTTTTAGGCAAGCGCAGCATTGCGTCTGCATGTCAATCTCCCAGCCATTGGCGCTTGAGCTCCAAGTGGTGGTTGGTCAAATAGCACAGTTCCCCAACCGACTTCTTGGCGATTTCTTCCGTCTTGTACCAGCGCGTCATTGCAACGAACGGACAACTCGTTTTCCCCGCGTGCTCCACGAACCACTGCGCTGGCACGCCGTCGTGTGCAGACTGCGAGTACACGCCAATGACCTTCCCGCATATTGGGCACTTCATACTATACCTCCTTCAATAAAACGTTGACAAGGCCTTTATACACCACGCGATTAGTCATGTGATACCTGCGCAGATACCAATCGATTCGCATTACGGTATAGTTACGGTATTTACTCGCAGAACCATGCTCATCTAAAATGGTAAGGACTTCCCCAACGCGCGGGACTCCAGGCAGTTCGGTAGAAATAGTTTCGCCGCGAGGCAACTCAAGACAAACTTCAACGCTCATTTCAATCCCTCCGTTCGGAATAAATTTCTTTGTTGTAGTCACCCATCTTTGCGTTGGGGTGCCGCTTTCCCAACTCTATGACTTTGCGCAAAGAACCATTGAACGCAGAATATAATATGCAGCATTTTCTGGGTTCTGCTTCAACGTCGCCTTTGGTTAGTCCCATGCTGTATGCCGGGGTATCACCAATCCACACAGTCACCAAAATATCAGAGCTGCCTGGAACGTTGGGGCATACGCGCACTTTGGCCGGAAAATCAACGTATGGCCAAACCTTATGTTCCTTCTGCAGTATGGCAATTGGCTTGCACGTTTTTGCTAAGATGTTCGGTTTAGTTTTCTTAAGCAGCTTCATTTTCCCTCCCCGCCCGCAAAATAGCAAGGCATCGGCACGGCGGACAGCTCCACCACCTCCGCCTCCTGGATGTGGAAGCCGCTCTCCGCGAGCGGTTGCCAGCGGCGCGAGAGAAAGCCTATCGACCAGGCGTTCAAGTAGCGGTCGCGGTAGAGCTGGAAACACTCGCGCCCCTCGACCGTGTCGGCGAACTGCACCTCCGCGTCCACGCGTTCGGGCAGCACGTAGATGGAGAGCACGCGGCCGACAGGTGCGCGGGTGAGGTCGTGCGCCCAGAGCACGACCGGGTTTTTCAGGTAATGCTCGAAGTCGAGGCCGGCGGGCTCTACCAGGTCGCCCTCGCGGTCGCGCTCGCGGGTGATGATGGTGACGGAGATCAGGCGCTCGTCCTCGCGCGCGTCGGTCGGTTCGAAGAGCGCCGGCAAATAATGTTTGTTTGGATGATTTATATCAGACATATTACCTCCTAATATCCCAAAATTAAGCGCCACAGCGCGCCAGGTTGAATAGTTTTAGGCTTAGCCTACCATTCGCCTAAACGATTTAACCTGGACGCCCACGCCCGTTTCTGACAACAATCCGCATACTTCGTTCCAGCGGCATTCGTCCATCGGCACCAGGTAGCGCACGCGACCAATCCAGCCAACAAGCATTGGATCGTCGCAGCGCAGCAGTTCCGCGCACACGCGCAAGATCGAACCGCGCGCGCGCAGTGGACCACCCAAAAGCATTCCGCCCTTTTCGGGGGAATACCATGCGCCGAAGGGAGGTTCTGCTTCGCTAGTCCTGCAGCAGAACTTGATCCGCATGATGCACGTCCTCCACTTCTTCAAGGTAGATGCGCAAGCGCGCCAGTCCGTCGCGGTGCGCCCGGTACGATTGCCAAGGTTTGATCTTCAATTCTTTGGAAACTTGCGCCTGCGTCCAGCCTTTGAGTTCTATTGCTTCGACTGCGAACAGCTCAACAGCGTTCAATCCCGCGCGCGCGAATAGATCTTTCACGGACATCACTTTTTTTACTTCGGCGGTTTTTGCGATCAATACATTTTGCAACTGCGAAATATCCACGCGCAGCGGATAGTATTGCCGCGCCTGCGCCAAGCGCATTCGTTCGTCGGACAGTTCGTCAGAAGGTTTAGTGTGCAACGACAGATGGCTGCTCCAGCGGGAAAGTCCGGCGCGCTGCGCCAATTCGTGCAGCTTGCGCAAGTTCTTGGAATCGTACTGCGTGCGCCTATGCTCTCGCAAATGCGTCACCATTTTATCCCGAACGTAGCGCCGAACGAATTTTCGCACGGAGACTTTAGTCTTTAAATCTGCGTGCGTTCCTGCGAGGAGCAATCCTTCCCAAGTCCAATACATGCCATTGGCGTACAGATCTTCGACGCCAGTCATGCCGCCGCCTACCTTAAATTTATAGGCAAAGAAGCGCACCATTTTTTCAAATTTCATTAGTTCTGCGTCGCTAATTTTTTGCATGGCGATCTCGCTTAACCCATGCAGACTCGTGCGCATAAAGTCCAAGCGTACGCATCAAGGAAGTGACCTGCGGATGCAGTCTCCAATCTCCGGTCATGTGCCCCTTGTGCTTCTCCACTATCTTCAGAAGCAGCAAATCTTGCAACACGTAACGCACAGTTTCTATCGGAAATTTAAGCATGTCCGCTACTTGCGCGGTGCTTTTCCATTCGTCGGACTTGTTAACGAACAATTGCTTGACCAGTTCTTCCACGCGATCCGGAGCCGTGTCGCATGCAACCTTTGCGATTGTTCGGTACGTTCCGGGGGATATTTTATCTTCCTGCTTGAAGAGCGCGACGCCCATTGCCAACTCGCCAAGCTGCTTGGCCAAGCGCGTTCCAATTTCCGCGCACGGTTTGCTCATTACCTGCTGCGTGTAGCGTTCACGACACACTGCACCGCGAAGTTTGGCCACGAATTGCGCAAGCAGCATTATCTTTTGGATCATGTCAATGGTCAAGCGCGGAGCTTTCGCAGCATTTACTCCCCGGGAAAGCGCGGCCTTTGCGGCCGTCTGCAACGCGCTACGAATAGTCGACTCTTGACCTATGTTGTTGAGGGCGCGGACGATTGCGTCACGACCCGCATTTTCAGACGCCGGAAGCCTATACTTCAAGAACCTTTCGCCAAGCACGCTCATACTGTGTTGCTCGATCACCGGGGTAACGCCTGCAATTATTCCGAACTTGCTTTCGTAGCGGCGACTAACGCCATTGCCAAACTGCTTTTCAGTCTTTCCGTCGTAGGCGTCTCGAAGTATCCCGAAAATTTCATCGCGCGCCATGCTCGGCATTGCCAGGATCGTCGTGAAGTCTTTAATAACCAGCACGCGCTTGTCCAACTTCGGGAGAAGGGAAGGATCGCCGCCGTTCGCAAAGTTCGCGCCACTAACTAGCGTGTGCGGAGTTATGCTCGTGGCCGTGGTTATCAACGGGCACGAGCTCAAGCTCATGAGCAATTCCGTTTTCATCCCCCCGGGCGGGGCGACCATGAAAAGCCATAGTGGATCGCCCCAAAGCCTGTTGCAACGCGCGGCGCCGAACATGACTTCCAACGGTTCAATGCTCGTCATGTGCAAATGCTTGGCATATGCGTTGAGCGTGCGCTGCGCACTGACTGCTGGTGCTTTTCCTTTCAGTTCTTCAAGCTCGCGTAGCGTCTTCGATTTATTCGGGAGTGTGGAGGCATTAGTGTTTTCCGATTCCGAAGAATCGGATGCTTCGGGCTCTGTCGATTCAGACGGCAAGCTTTCCACCACGAAGTCCATGAACCTCGCGTATGCCTTTTTGCGAAATTCCTTGTACAAATCGCGGAAGTCGTAGCCGTCGGCAAATTCTTTCGGCCACTGCACGAAGCGGATGCTGTCAGCTATTCCGACCAGCAAGTGCTTGACCTTTTGCATTCCCGTCAAACCCGGCGTGTCGTTGTCGAACCCGAGTATGACGTCGCGTCCCATGAACAAGTCTGCGCAACTCTTTGGAAAGTTGATGGCTCCAGGAACGGCGTACACTTCCGCTTCTATGCCGTTGAGCAGCAGGCATTCATACATCGCCATGCCGTCCCATT